GCCTCAGGTTCAAACGTAATGACTCTATCGAACATTGACGCGAGTATTGCAGGGTGCATTCCCGCATTGCCACCCGCCTGGACTGCAACGCGGCGCTCAGACGCCTGTCTTGCCGCCAGTCTCAGTAATGGTAGATACATACGGATATGACCAAACGCCACCTTGTCTTCGGCAGGCCACACCCATCCGTCCCGGACCTCTGTCAAACTCTCCAGGGATCGCGCTGTGCTCATCCCACTGCCAAAGATGACTCACGGAACCGACCGACGTTTGCCAGCGTTTCTTTGATCTTCTGGTTAGACCACCGTTTGTCGATCTTCACCCCCATCAGTTCACATTTGCCAATCAGTTCGTCACGCTCTGTATCGACCATCTTGGATTTAACGGGCGCTGTCTTGCCGCCCCGCGTTTTATTAACGTGCTCGTAGCTCACAACGACCTTAGTGACAGAATCAACCTCGACCGTGGCCGGATCGACCTGATTACCGTCGGGATCATACATGCCAACGACGCCTTCAACATGGTCCGCGCTGTACCCAGGCTTATGACTAATGTTTTGGAGTTGTTGGTAATTCTCAAACGTCATCTCGACGATGTGATACCAACCGCCATTCGGAATCAAAAAGCCACAAGTATGGTTACGGCGGTCATCATGGATTTTGTAGACTTTGTACGGCACGGGTGCCTCCTTTTCGTTTTTTGCTTACTGTGCGCCACAAGTAGTTATCCAGATCGTTGAACCACCCGCGCAGTTTGTTATCGTCCTGAAAGACACCCTGCTGCATCAAGTTGTAGACCTGCAAGTGGGACAATTGGCCCAGCTTGTACATGCTCGTCTGTGTGCCTTTACCAAGCGTCTGTTTTCCGCTGTTTTGAGCACGCTTGTTGTCATCAATAATGGCATCAACGTCCTCAACAGCCTGCATTTCAACAACCACGTCGTCAGACCGCTCACCTGTGCGCAGAGTAAAGTTTTGCGCTATGCCATACTGGTCATACAGAGTGAATGTTTTGCTACTCACGCCATCATCTCCTGTTTGGTATCATCGTCCTTGTAGACTTCCCAGGCTGTCTCACACATCCAGTTCTCGTAGGTGTAAGTGCCAACGTGTCCAATCTTCTGACTGATACTGTGGTCAATGAATAACGGATAGTTGCCGAGTTTTCGCGCTTTGCGGAAGAAGAATACGTCTTCGCCAAGCAACTCAAACTTTTCACCTTTGTCCAACCATACCGTATCGAACCAAGGCTGCGGTGTGTTTTCAAACACCTCACGCTGCATCAAAACAGCACCGAACCCGGCACTATCAGCTTCTTCAAGCCCACGGGTGTCTTTCGCTGTGCCAATCAATTTGCCATTCAGTGCTCGACTATTAGGGAACGCCGGAACGCTTCGCTTGACGTAATTGCAGGCCACTATCGGCAGATCATGGCCATACAGTCGATGGAATAGGTTAGGCGGGAACGTCATGTCAGAGTCGAGCCACAACATGTGCGTCACGTCTTCGTTGTCGAGCGCCGTGTTGACCATGTTCTCGCGCTGAAGCGTGACAAGACTGCCACGCTCGTTGATCAACATGAAGTCAAAATTCTCACACACGGGGTCGTGCATGAGGTAACGCTGAAGTTGCAAAAGACTCAACGAGAAATCAGCTTCCCAAGTATCCCCAGAGGGAACCATGATTGCCAAACGAACAGGGCGTCCCTGCCCTTCAGTCTTAGTTCCTTTTTCCGCCATTACGACAGGATCAGCATCCCGCTTGACTTCTCCTGACGGCACTCGAGGGTGCATTCAGAAGTCAGCAAACGCTTCTCAGTATCGCCTGACTTACCCAGCGACTCGACGCTCAAGGGGCGCAAATCGGCCTTCTTGAACATGTCCATCTGCAGGGCTTTGATGGTGGTCGTGTTGTCGAAGCGGTTGGCCACGACGCGCTGCACACCAAAGTCACCGTCCCAGATGTCGACGGCTTTGGTGAACTTCTTCTCGTCAGCCTCAAGGTTGACCGAGTAGTTCGCGCCCGACACGGTGCTTGACGCCAGACCCGAGATAGCGCGTTTGACGGTGCCGTTGCACATCATCACGTCGGGCATACCACCTTCGTCCCAGCAGTCCTCAAGCATCGCGTTGATGTGCGACTCGGCCAGCGTGGTCAGCGTGGTAGTGGACGTGTTGGTGCTCAGGAACCCATAGACGCCGTTCATGCGGCGGGCAGTCGTGGCACCGCCACCAACAGCAACCGTGTTCTGAAGCATCGCAGCCTCAATGTCACGCTTGATCTCTTTGGTGTGCAGAATGACGCGATACGCCAGTTCTTTCGCCATGCCAGCCTTATCAACCGCATCCTGGGTGCCAGAGATGGCAACCGCTTTCTGGTTGATCTGGGTGACGTTGGTGACGCGGGTCAGCGTGGTCGGCGTAATCAGCGTTGCCTCGTTACCTTCAACCACCACATTGGTAGCTGCAGCAGCTGCCAGTTCGTGCGTCAGCCACTCATGGATGACAGCCTTCGATTTAGTGGAGCCGATGTTCTGCTGAAACGGGCAGTCGGTCGGCGAGATGTTGGTGATAAAGTCGGCCAGATCCTCACGGTTCTGAAGACCCACGCCGCTTGCGCCAGAAAGCAGATAAGATTGACCTGCATTGGTCAGAAGTGCCATTTTTCAATACCTCTAGGAAAGTTTTGCCAGCAAGGCTTCGGCCCAAGCCTCGTCCGTTTGCAGTTTTTTGGCACGACTCATCGCGTCAGACTTCCGCTTTGCGCTAGCCTTGGACGGGTCTTTCCTCGCCCCCGGCTTAACGAACTTCGGTTTCGTCTTCATCTGCTTCATCTTCGGGTCCGCTTTGGTTTGCATTTGATCGTAGCGCATCGCCTTGTTGATAATGACAAAGGCACGGTGATCCATGATTGACGCAAGTTCCTGGTCATTAAAACCAAGTCCACGCATGTAATTGGAAATTTCGGTCATGCCTTCTTTGGCGCGTTCTTCATCCTTCCAGTCAGGAATTTTCTCGAGTAGCGCCTGCTTTTCCCATTCCAACCGTTGCTGGTTTTGCTGCATGAATGCTTGCTGCTGCTCTTGAATGGCTTTTTCACCATCCTCCTTCAGCTTCGCTTTCACCTGATTTATCCGTGCGTACTGATCGCGCATCTCTTGCTGCTTGAGCATGTACTCAGTCGGGTCGTTCTCTTTCAAGTCGGACCAGTCGACTGACTGATACTCTGAAAACAAGAGTTGTTCCATTGCGGATGCCGTCGATTCAACATCCTGAAGACGCTCCTGCAGCGTCTGAACCGCTTTCGATGATTCGGCCTCAAACTGTTTGCGCTCGTTGGCGTGAGCCTCTAAGCGCCCATTAAGCGTTTTCTCGAGTTGGTATGACTTGATAACGTCTTTGAGGGTAGCTTCGCCTTCCTGACCATCAACCTTGGTTTTGACCTTCAGGACCGTCGTCAGGTCTTCAGGTGTCGTTTCCAAGGCTTCAGCCAATTCTTCCAGCGATTTTGGCGTCCACTTTTCGTCATCAGAGGATTCCTCATCCTCGTCTTCCAACTGATCGTCCACTTCGGACTCATCCGTGTCCTCGTCAGCTTCGGTTTCCTCTAGGGCATCACCATCGTCAACTTGTTCGTCAACGGTAGGCTCAACGTCCTCTGCTGTTTGCTCCCCGCCCGGTTCGTCCGATGGCACTTCCGCGTCGAACATCTCCGTCAGAGATTGCAACATTTCGGCATCTGACATCTCAGCAACGCCCTTCTCCTGGGTAGCCGCTTCACTCATTTTTCATCTTCCTCTTGCTGTGCCAATGCCATTTCGCCATCTTCGACCCATGCTCTCAGCGTAGAACGCAGTTCCTGCACGGCGTCGATACGGCGCTTAGCTTCAATAATCTCATCGGTCTGAGAAGGTGCTGCGTTCACTATGCCGCGCATCCACTTCTCGACCATCTTGTCCAGTGCTTCGTTGAGCACCGGGTCTTCAAGCCGGTAGCCTGCCTCACGACCCATCAGAATCCGTTCAGCAAAGTCACTCATTGGGCAGTCGCCTGTGCCTCATACTCAGCGCGACGTGCGTCCACCTCGGCCTGCATTGCATCAGTCCTCGAGTCAGCAACCGCTTTCATCTCATCGAGTGCCAACTTGCGCTCCTGAAGCGAGACTTTCCGGTCCTCGAGCATCAACTTCATACGGTCGATCTCATAGTCTTGCTCGTTTTCGCGCATACTGACCTGCATCTGTTGTTCAGCCGCCCTTGCCTGCGCCATAACCAGTTGTTCTTCCGCAGACGGTGGTTCAGGCTCTGGTGGCGGCAACATTGCGGGATCGGTGAAAAACTGCGACGGTTCTTTGAGTCCGGCGTTTTCGACCAGCTTCGAAAGCGTGTTATATAGGTTATTCGGCTGCACAATCTGCAAGCCATTCATCATCGCCTCTTTTTGAATCTGAAGAATCATCATCAAGTGACCGATGATTTTCTCTTTGTCACCCGACCCCAAGCCGACCATGACAGTCATGTTCGACCGCTGAATCCATTCAGACGGGTTGACGTTCACCCATTGACCGCGAATCGCGATGACGCGCTCTTTGTCCTGGTTCTGGAGCAGCAAACGGTGGATGCCAAGCATCAGTCGCTTGACGGCTTCACCGAACAACTTGGCAATCAACTCGAGTCGTTGTGCCGAAGCGTCCATAATCCGATTGATACCGCTGGCCGTCTTGTTCAGCGAGTCGGCGTCAATGCCCTGGTTGTAACGGGTGACGCCCGTGCGGTTCTCTTTGATCGAGTCAAGGTACTCAAGCAGTGAAAAGGCGTTGTTTGACAACTGCTGAACCTGCAACGGTTGCACCATGTTGGGTGCTGTCATCCGCACAATGCCGCCCGGTGTCGAGTTCATCAGGTCAGCCAGATTGACCTCGCCCTCAACCGCTGCAGTGCGGACATTGTTGGTCAAGTAGAAGTTATCGAAAATGTTCCGCAGCACCGTGGTCTTGTGTAGCTGCAGGTCCATCGTTTGATCTGCCGCAGATCGCCCGATGAAGCGATGGGTCATCGGCACAGGCGACCAGTGCTCGAACGGCACATAGTCGATCTCGTCGTTGGAGATGATGTGCCTGTTATTGATCAGGCAAATTTTACGCAGTTCCGCGTAGCCGTCTTTGTCGTAGTCCACCCGCTTGTAACATTCAGTGAACGTGACGACCTTCATCATCGGGTCGCCGGGTGACTCATCGTCATTTTTGAACGGATTCGCCGAAATGTCGGAAAAACGCTGTTGTTCCTCCTGATCGTCGTATTCGTCGTCAGGACCAGACCCCGCGTATTCTAAAATCTCGTCTTTATCATACCCGAGATCGACCAGTTCATAGACACGCTTCTCAAGCTGATCGCCGCAGAAACTGACCTTTTGCAAGTCCATTTCCGCTTCTTCAGGGTGTATCAGAAATTCTTCAGGCGGGACGTTGCGGATCGACACCTGCCCTTTGGTATCACTGCGCTTTACGGTGACATCGAAGTTGACCGTCTGGACCATCTGCGGCCCCATCTCGGTCATCACCTGTTCCTCGACCATCGTCTCCGTCTGTTCATCGACCTCAACGTCATCGTCAGACAACAAGACCATCAACTCGTCTTCGGTCAGCCCGGTGTAAGACTCCGTGGTGACATCGGTTGATTCGTCCCAGTAATACTTGACCACCCCGTTCTTTGAGAGCAGTCCGTCTTTGGCCCAACTGTAGAGAATCCCGACGCCATCGTTGTCTTTGTAAAAAACGTGATTGACGTACTCCGTCTGCTGCTTCGCCGCTTCTTCGTCTTCGGGACCAACCGGGTCAAACTGTACGACCTTTTCTTGCGAAACAAACGGCTTGAGGATCTGCGGCAGCATCGACTCAATGGTGTCGGCTACCTCAGTCGTCACGATGGACGAGCGTCCTTTCACCTCGTTGCCATACGGCTCACCAAGGTAATACTTCAACGCTCGAGCACGGTCATTGTTCAGTTCTTCGTAGGATTTCCCCGTCGAAGTATCAATATCGTGCTTGAGTATCGACAGTAATGTCGATTCTTCCATTGTGGGCATCAGACAAACATCTCTAAGTTAGCTTCGGGCAAATTGTAGTTCATTTTCAAGTCGTTGACTGCAAAGGTTAGCATGAACGCATCTGCCAGATCAGGCGAACGCTGCAACCGCTTTTTCAACTCTTGTTTACTTTCGACCTTGATTTTCCCGTTCTGTCGATACTCGTACAAGGGCAATGATAGTTCCTCAATCAGTTTGTCACACCCTTTCGGCATCCGGCAGTTCATCGCCTCGAACCACTCTCTCATGCGCCAGTACAGGTCATCACGCAGCCGCATGAACTTGTCGCCCACACTCGGCGCTTCGCTGACGTTCACGCCCCGCACTGGAATCCCGTTCTGGCGCAGCGCGTCCACCACCCCCGCCCCGATGCCGATGCTGTCCACCACGATCCAGTCAGGCCGCTCACTCGGCGGCAGCTTCTCGAACATGGCCGTCACCTTGCCAACCGTCTGCATCAGGTCTTTCCCCCGCCACTCCAATGGAGGCTCAAGTAGGTGGTTACCCTGACGTTTCGCCAGCACCGTCCTGTCCAACCCGAAGCGTGCCACGTCCAGCCCCCAGATCCGCTTGGTCTGTGTCACTTCGACCTCACGCTCTACGGACGACAGTACCAGACCCAATGGAATAACCGTGTCTTCGCCGCTCTTGGGAAACTCCCCCTTCACCTCGACGCGGGTTACGTCGTGGTCCTCACCATACTTGTCCGCGATGCGTTGGTAGACCGACACGTCGATCCCTTCAACTGTGCGCGAATCAATCGTTTTCGTGTCCCAGAACGACCTATCCTTATGAAAACAGTCGTAAAACTTCCCGTTCACCCGACGCGGGTTACTCAGCACGACCCACAACCGCAGTGGCGCCAAGTCCGTAAAAAACCCCTCTGACACGCTCCAGATCGGGTCAGGAATGCCCGACGCCTCATCGAACGTCAGCATCATGCCGATCTGACTGTGCGCCCCCGCAAACGCATCCGGGTTCTCCTCGCTCCAGGTCTGCGCCTCGATGTAGTAATACTGCGCGTCGATCTTCAGCTGCTTCTCGACCACCTGTTTGAACCACTGCGCCGGTCTGAGCACCATCGCACTCTTTTCGAACCAGTGGCTGTTCAGCGCCATCGTGTGCCACTTACCCAGTTCTGCCATCGTCCGGGTTCGCAACTGCGCCTCTGTGTTCGCCGTCACGATCCCCGTCCCACCGAGCCAGCACGACGCCAGCCAGTAGTTCAGCATACTCACTTCGGCGCTCTTACCCGGCCCCCGACCACTCGCCCGTGCCATATAGAACGGTCGCGGCGGCAGTCCCATGCGCTGCAACTCGGCATCCTGATCGAGATGATCCGTTATGCGTCGAAGGTCATCCCGCTGCCACTGCCTCGGCCCCTCCATGTTCGCCAGTGGCGTGTTCTCCTGCCCCCACGGAAACACATAGTTCACGAACCCCTCGGGGTCATACTTGAACGACAGCACGTTCGTCAGCAACTGCTGCTCCTGGGCCGACGGTTCAGTCTTCACTCACTTCCCCATCTATCGTC